CGGCCGTCTCGTCCGGGGTCGAGACCTCCATGATCTCGGTACACAAGTTGGACGACTTGATTGTCCCGATGTTACTCTGATTGGACTTGCGGTTCACAGAGTCCTTGTAGCACATGTAAGGAGTGCCGGTTTCGATCTGCGACCGCAGGATGGAGTCCCACACGACGCGCGCCTTGAGCACGCGTTTGAACCGCCCCTGCGCGACGTACATCCGGTACAGCTCATCAAAGGCGTCTCCGTAAACATCTGGGAGCCCGGGGCACTCGTTGGGGCACATGAGATGCCAGTCCTGATCGTCCTCCACCTTCTGCATGAACAGGTCGGGGATCCAGAGGGCCGTGAAGAGGTCGCGGCACCGCGCCTCCTCGTCGCCCTGATTCAGCCGTAGATCCAGGAAATCCATGACGTCGGCGTGCCACGGCTCGAGGTAAAACGCGAAGGATCCCTTGCGTTTGCCGCCACCCTGGTTAATATAGCGGGCTGTGTTGTTGAAGACGCGAAGCATTGGGATGATACCGTCCGACTTGCCCTTGGTTCCCTTGATTTCCGACCCGTTGGAGCGAATGTTTGAACAGTGAACCCCGATGCCGCCCGACCACTTGGAGATGTGCGCGCACTCCTTGAGTGTCTCGAAGATCCCCTCGACGCTGTCTTCCTTCATCGCCACAAGAAAACAGCTGGACATCTGGGGGCAGGGTGTGCCGGCGTTGAACAGCGTGGGCGTGGCGTGCGTGAAGAATTTCTGGCTCGTGAGGCGGTAGGTTTCCTTGACGCTCTGGTAATCATCGCCGTGGATTCCTAGGGCGACGCGCATAAGCATATACTGCGGCGTCTCTCCAGGAAACAGGTACCCCTTCTGCAGGGTCTTGATTCCAAAGTAGCCAAATGTATAGTCGCGTGAATGATCAATTTCGGCGTCCAGGTCCAGCGCCAAGCACTTCATGAAGTGATCGCTGACGTGGCCACTGGCGTGTAGCGCAAGGGCGCATGTTGAAAAACACTTGTGACTCGTCTTTTGCATGTCGCTGACGGTGATGCGCGTCGCGAGAGTTTCGTAATCGGGATTTTCCGTCATGAGGTCGATCGCCACGTCGGCACTCAGCGCATCAATTTCACTGGTATTTATGCCGTCGTACATATTCGAAAAGACCTTCTGGGCCACGCGGTCGGGCTGAACGTCGAGCTTCGCGCCGTGTGCCCCGGCCTCGCACAGCTTGCGGATGCGGGCCGTCACTTTGTCAAAAAGCATGGGGACCTCGTCGCCGTTTCTCTTGATGACCTTCATTGAAGTTTACACGTGTTATTTTTTTATCCCTCACTAGTAGACATGTCAACCAGGCTGCAGCCCAGCCCGCTGACGGACGCATTCTTTTCCGAGTTTAACCGGGGTCTTCTGCAGCGCGCCATGCAGAGTGAGATCAAGGCGCGCACTGGGTACGCGATCGACGCGCAGAATGACTCCGATCTCCAGGCCCTCATGCGCCGCGTGTACGTGAATATGGCGGTGGACCCCTTCACGGACGTTCGTGGGCAGATTGACCGGATGAACGCCGCCGTGGTCCGCGAGGCGATCGGCACGATTACCACGGGTGTTCTGCAGCACATGGTCTACCTGCGCGATATTGCGAGCAACCCGGTGCCCCTGGCGCCTCCCCGCAACACGAGCACTTATGGCACAAAACTTCCTTACAACTTTAAGATTGGGGGTTAGTAAATGAGACCACTCGATGACATCCTTATCGGTTTTTTCATATTCTTCGCGATCGATCGGTTCGTGCGTTTGTTCAGCAATACAGTGGTTGCTGGCAATCTACGGGAACGTGGGTATGACGCAAATTCTATCGAAAATTGGAAGACGGGTATTGAGGCGGTGATTCTCGGCTCTGGTGTTGCGCTGGTATGGAGGTACCGACACGCGCTGAACCGCTTAAACAGGATGTGATCTGTAATTACAAGATGAACCAGTTTCGCGACGAGACGATGCAGATTTGCCGTCACAAGGGGTGGGACAAGGCGCCGGTGAGCACGGTGTGGCTGCTGTTCACGGAGGAGGTGGGCGAGCTGGCCTCGGCGATTCGTCAGTATCACCGCGCGTACCGCAAGACTGGGCTCAAGAAGGATCGGGGGACGGACGTGGTGACGGAGATGGGTGACGTGTTTAGTTATTTATTTCAACTCGCGTCAATGATGAATGTGGACCTTGATCAGATGTGGACCGTGCACCGCGAGAAGGTCCAGCACAAGGTGTACAAGGAGAAAAATGTAGGCGTATGTTAATGGCAACGGCTTGGATGATCAACGATGATCTGGCCATCAACAAGTTTAACCCTTACACGTGGTCCGGGACGTACGGCGTGCCGACGGACGGGTCCAAGTGGAAGAGCGACGGCACGTACACCGTGGAGATTGACGAGCGCCCTACCGTATACACCGACGCGAACGACGCTCTGAAAGACTTTAACCCTCTCCACGTGATGCGCTCCGGTCCCATGTATCTTAAAGAGATGCCCGGGAAGGCGGCTGCGCCTTTCAACGGCTTTCCTGCACGCAAGTACGAATTTGATAACGGCGTTACGACGTGGAATCGCCCGGACCTGTCCCGTGGCCAGGGGAGCGATTACGCGTTTCAAGCGCCGCGTGCCAATACATGGGATCTCTGGGTTGTTATTGCATTTCTGCTTGTTGCAGCCCTGATTTACACGCAAATTCGGCGTTAGATGGCGGCGACGCGCGGCGCCACCACCTTGACTAATTTTTTTGCCAAATTTTCTTTTTCAGTTTCCGACCGTTTATGCAGCCCGGGACAGTAGTGCGTCTCGAGCTGAATACACCCCGCACAAAAATTCCCCGCGCATTCCCGGCACGTCAAGAACTTGGGCTTGTGCGGGCACTTCCATCCGGCGGGGCTCGGCGCTGATTTCATCTAGTATGACTTCACATTTTGGAACGAACGGCGCATCGTGCTCAACTTCACACAACCCGTTTTCTCTGGCGCGAATCACGCCGTCCCAGAACCGCTGCATGGTGGGCAGAAACCCCGCAAACCATTCCCGGTCGCGGGTCACGCGCGTCACCATGAAAATTTCCGGCACCGGCACGGCCACCTGGTCGGGGGGTGCGCCGTTCTCCGTGAAGGGCCCGAACGGCACGACGTACTTGACCGTGGCGGGGCGGTACTGGACAAAGTCACAATTTTCAAAATCAATAATTTCTAGAAGAAGTTGAATCTGGGGGATGTAGTGCTTCGGCACCTTGTCCTCAATTTTGCGCGTCAATGGGCACTTTATCTCGAGGAGAATCCCATCCTCTGTGATTCCGTCGGCCGAGCCACCAAGGAAGCTATATATAGGGTGCTGGACGAGCCCAATCTCATGCGATTTCTTGCCGTAGCGTTCGTCATATAGATCGCGCGCCACGGGCTCCAAGAGCGTCCCGTGCGCCGTGGCGGCGTTGCCAGCCCACGCCGTTTTCAGAACCTTCTTGCGCAAGAGATCATCCGGGCGCTCGTACCGGTTGTGCCCAATGGCGCTCGCCACGTCGCTGGCGGTGAGCATAGTCTCACGGAGTGCCAGCCACTCCTGACTGCGCTGATCCGCATACGTGCGCCCCAGCAATTCGGCAACCTTGGCCTCCATTCTTTTTGAAACGCTGGTCGGTCTTAAGTAGTAGTTGTGCTGCGTTTTGCTCCGCCTGCTTTTTGGTACTGGCGAACCCACAACCTAATTCCTGCGCGTCTACAATCACCGTCACCATGAAAGTGCCGTTGTTGTGAGCATCCACGCGATATTCTGGCAGTGCGAGTTTTTCCGCCTGGCACCACCGCATGAGCTGGTCCTTGTAGTTGTCATCCACGAGATTTGTCTCAACCTTTTCGAACGAATCTAGGATGAAGCGTTTGGCGTGCACCATGCCTAGGTCGAGATACACGGCACCGATGAAAGCTTCCAAAACATCCTCGAGAATTTTGGGGTTGGTATTCCACCCGTTGCGCATGCCCTTCTCGTCCATGATGATCCATTTATCAAAATTTAGTTTCTGAGCTATTGTGGCGAGCGTCGTGCCGCGAACCATCTTCGTGCGCGCCTTTGTCAGAAACCCCTCTTGTTCCCTTTCGTGCTTGTCGAAAAGAAATTTAGTAACAACAAACCCCAGTACGGAGTCACCCATAAATTCGAGCGTCTCGTACGAGGACGTGAGTCCCTCGAAGCGCTTCAGGGCGGATTTATGGGTGAATGCACGAATATATAAATTTATGTCTTTGATCTTGGTTCCCAGAAGCGCGTCCAAGACGCTTCTGGGAGGACCCGGGACCACCTCCATGTTCTATTTTATTACAATATGTTTAAGTCGGCCTACTTCTTCGCCACCTTGGGGCGCGCGGCGGCGGGCTTCTTCTCCTCGACCGGCTTCTTCTCGACCACCGGCTTCTCCGGCTTGATGTAGTGCTGGTTCAGGTACTTCTGGATGTTAAGGAACGTCACCTGGACGCCCTCCGGCACGACCAGCAGAGCCTTCAGGGTGGCATCCAGGGTGATGTTCTGACCCTGCTTCAGCGCCTTCTCCGTCACGTACGCGTTCACCGCCTTGGTGACGGCCGAGCGGGAGATGAGCTCGCCCGCCGGCAGCTGCAGGAAGGTGTGCAGCGCCTCGGTCACCTGCTGCGGCTTGTTGAAGCCGTTGTTCTGGGCGCGGGCCGCCTTCTTCTCGCCGGTCGGGTCCTCGATGTCACCCAGGACCTTGCGGACCATCTTGCGCAGGGACTTCAGATCCTTCTGCAGAGCCTGAACATCGGCAGAAATAGTC